ATGGCTGGCGGAGCGAGAGGAGGAGACGGAATGACGCTGACATGGGCGCTGGTGTATCTGGGAGCCGGGACGGCGGTTTACGGCTTCATGCGGCTGCTGGAGCGGCTGGAGAAATAAGGGAGCTGGTGGAGGTTTGAAGGACTGGAGCAGATGCCGGGCGTGCCGGTACGGAATGACCGGGCCGAACCGGATGTGGGACTGCAACTACGCAGAGATGGTGGGCAAGTGCAAGCCCCGGCCCCTGTGGGACGAGGAGGGCAAGTGCCGGAGCTATCAGCCAAGGAGGCGGAGGAAGAAATGCGGGTATACCGCTACGTGACGAAGGACAGGTACCGGCTTCCGGTGGCGCAGGCGGACAGCATGGGAGAGCTGGCGGCGCTGATCGGGCGCAGCTATGGAACGGTTCGGCGGGCCATGGAGGCCGTGTACCGGGGGCAGAGGACAAGCGGCCCCTATGAATACGTAGATCTAAGCGACGAGGAGGAAGAAGAGGATGTATTTGTGTCAGTATTGCGGCGAGGTGTTTGACGAGCCGACGGTGGAGGAGGAAAAGGACGTGGGCTACCACGGGCTGAGCTGCCCCAAGTGCGGCGAGGCGCTGGGGCCGCTTTCAGAGCTGGAGGCGATGCCCTGCCCCCTTTGCAGCGGGTGGCGCTGGAAGAACGATGCGGCCTGCGGGACGTGCCGGGAGGAAATCCGGCGGCGGTTCCGGTGGCTGATGAAGGCGGGCTTCGGGCGGACGGAGATGGAGGTCATCGACCAGCTGCTGGAGGGAAACAGCCTGATGGACGTGATCGGAGAGGACAAGAAGGAGGAGAAGGAGAAATGCTGAAGCCTTTTAACGAACTGGTGAAACTGGACGTGCGGCCCCTGTGCGGTTTTCGGGAGGCCAAGGACGAGCGGGGGAACACGGTGAAGGTGCCTTATCTGGGCTGGGCCAACTGCGTGAAGCTGCTGCACGAGAACGGAGCGGAGAGCGTTTGGTACGCTCCCCGGCGCTGCCCGGAGACCAACAGCTATCTGTGGCCACAGGCCAAGGTGACCACCAGCAAGGGGAGAGTGACGGAGTGCTGGTTCGTGTCGGTGGAGATCCACATTGACGAGAACGTCTTTTCCTACGATATGCCGCTGCTGAATGGGTCGCTGGTGGTATACGAGGACACGCTGAACCAGCTGCGGATCAACAATGCGCTGGCCAGAGCCTTTGTCAAAGGCGTGGCGGTGCGGACGGGTCTGGGCTTTGACCTGTGGGCCGCCGGGGACGGCGACGACGGGGAGGAGGATCTGTCGAGGCACAGCATCTACGCCGTGAAGGAGCGGCTGGAGCGGCTGATCACCAGCAAGGAGCAGGGGGGACTTTCCCACCGGGATCTGCTGGCGCAGCTGGGCATCAATGACAAGCAGCTGGCCGCCATGATGGGGTGGTTCGACAAGCTGGGGAGCCTTGAAAAGGCGGTGAGCCGACTGTGATCCACGACCACGACCGCAGCGGCTGGATCGGGGCCTCGGACACGTCCAAGGTCATGGGTCGGTGGGACACGGAGACCTTCCGAAAATGGTGGAGCGTGAAGCTGGGCATCCGGCAGGAGACCTTCACCACCCCGGCCATGCAGGCTGGGACGGCCTATGAGGGGAAGATCCTGGATGCGCTGGGCATCCGCACCAGAGACCGGCAGGTTCGCATCCACGGGCTGCGGCTGCGGGTGAACTACGACGGAGAGGATGCCCGGCTCATCACGGAGGTCAAGACCCACAGCAAGGCGGAATTTCGGGTGAGCAAGGCATACTGGCAGCAGTGTCAGGTGGAGATGCTGGCAAGCGGATGGGGGCTGCGGCGGCGGAAGGAGTGCCGCATTGCAGCCTACCGGATGACGGAGGCGGAACTTCAGAACTACTTCCTCCCCATCGACATGGGGCGCATGAGCTTTCATCCCATCCCCTATGACGAGGAATGGGTGGAGCGGGCGTATCTGCCGAGGCTGCGGTATTTGGCAAAGTGCCTGAAAACGGGGCAATGGCCCAGAGAGGAGGCGGTGCAGCCATGACGGAGGTCAGCGTGCGGGCGGCCAAATGGATGCAGGACAATGCGGGAGACTGGCTGTGCCTGCGGGTGCCGACGGCGCTTTCCGCCATGGACGTGGTGGACGAGCTGCAGCCGGGGAAGGAGTACCTGGCGCAGATCAAGCGCAAGGGCCGGAGCCTCGATGCCAACGCCTACTGCTGGGTGCTGATGGACAAGCTGGCGGCGCATTACGGGGCCACCAAGGAGGGCATCTATCAGGAGGAGATCCGGCAGATCGCCGGGGTCAGCGACATCGTATGCGTGCAGGAAAAGGCGGCGGACGAGCTGATGCGCCGGTGGAGCGGACGGGGGATTGGATGGATGGCGGAAAAGGCACCCAGCAAGCTCCAAGGCTGCGTCAACGTGACACTGTGGTACGGTTCCTCCACCTACGACACGGAACAGATGGCAAGGCTCATTGACCGGGTGGTGGAGGACTGCCGGGAGGCGGGGATCGAGACCATGACCCCGCAGCAGCTGGCGGCGCTGAAATCCCAATGGGGGGAGGCGCAGCCCATTGGATGAGAGAGAAATATGGCGGCCTGTCCCAGATTATGAGGCAGTCTATGAGGTAAGTAATTTCGGGAGAGTTCGCTCTTTAACGAGAACAAGAATGGTAAATAACTCTCATGGCGGGGTTTCACCAAGAACCGACAGGGGGCGCTTGTTGGCACTTGGAGATAACGGAAATGGATATGTATTTGTCCAGTTCCGCAGCAATGGAAAGCGAAGAAACTACTATGTGCATCGGCTCGTTGCAGAGGTTTTCATAGGAAAACCGGAGAATGGCGAGTTTGTCGTTGATCACCTTGACCATAACAGACGAAATAACTATGCGGGTAATTTGGAATGGGTCACGCAAAAAGAGAATATTCAAAGGTCAAAGGAGTTAATGCGCCACCCGAAGAAAAGATGCATGGTTTCATCCACCGGTGAAAAATACATTTCCCGCTACAAGGATGGCTATCGGGTGAATATCGGGTGGGCAAATGTGTGTAAGCAGTTCAAAAAATTAGGGGATGCTGTTTCATACAGAAACGAGGTGATGCAAGGTGCCAGATGAGAGACGCTGTTTTTTATGCGGAAGAAATGGGTCGGGAGACCCATTAGACCGGCACCATTAGCCACATCTTCGGCGGGGCGTACCGCAAGAAGAGCGAGAAATACGGCCTTGTGGTGTATTTGTGCCACAGGAGGTGCCACATCTTCGCACCCAGCGCCGTACACCAGAGCGCAGGGCAGATGCAGCGCCTGAAGCGCTACGGCCAATTAAAGGCCATGGAGGAGCAGCACTGGACGGAGGAGGACTTCCGGCGGGAGTTCGGGAAGTCCTATCTGTGACAGCGCAATAACAACGAACATAACAAGGAGGATGCAGGAATGGACAAATTGCTTTACACCAAGCGGGAGACGGCAAAGCTGCTTTCCATCAGCGAGGACACGCTGGACCAGCTGCGGCGCAGCGGGAAGCTGAACGGCTACCGGATCGAGGCGGGGAACCCCCGTGTGTACTTTCGACCGGAGGAGCTGAAACTGTTTGCGGACGGACTGGAGGTGGCAGTATGCTGAACAGGATCGTGCTTATGGGGCGGCTGACCAAGAAGCCGGAGCTGCGGCGCACCCAGAGCGGCGTGGCGGTGACCAGCTTTTCGCTGGCGGTGGAGCGGGACTATAAGGATGCCGAGGGGAACCGGGAGACGGACTTCATCGACGTGGTGGCATGGCGCAGCACGGCGGAATTTGCCGCCAAGTATCTGGACAAGGGCAGGATGGCGGCGGTGACCGGGTCGCTGCAGGGCCGCAGCTGGCAGGACAAGGAGGGAAACAATCGGCGCAGCATGGAGGTGCTGGCTGACAGCCTTTACTTTGCCGACAGCAAGCGGGAGGAGGCCACCAGACGGGGCGTGGATGTGTCGGCGGATGACTTTCAGGAGGTCGAGGACGACGGCGACCTGCCCTTTTAACGGGAGGGCCGTGGGATGGAGCGAAAGCAATTTACTTGGTACCGGAGCTACTACGACGCACTGAAGGAGCTTCCGGCGGAGGAGTTCCGGTACATCGTGCTGGCGGTATGCGCCTATGCACTGGACGGAGAGGAGACGGAGCTATCCGGCGTGGCGAGGGCCATTTTCACCCTGATCCGGCCAACGCTGGAGGTGGGCCGCAGCAAGGCGGAAAACCGCAGCCGGACGGAACAAACGTCGATCTCCGCCGAACAAACCGGCAACAGGCCGGAACAAACGAAAAACAAACCGGAACAAACGGAAAACAAACGAAAACAAACCGGCAACAAACCGGAACAAACGAAAAACAAACCGGAACAAACGGAAAACAAACGAAAACAAACCGGCAACAAACCGGAACAAACCCGCAAGGAGAAAGAGAAGGAGAAAGAGAGAGAGAAAGAGAGTGAGAACGATAGTTATTGCTCCCCCCCTCCCCCCTCAGGCCCCAAGCGATTTGTTCCGCCCACGCTGGCAGAGGTGCAGTCCTATGTGGCGCAGCGCCAGTCACCCGTAGATCCGCAGGGCTTTATCGATTTCTACGCATCGAAAGGGTGGATGGTCGGCAAGACCCCCATGAAAGACTGGAAAGCGGCTTGCCGAAATGCAGAGACGTGGGAGAGGTGGAGCAGGACGGAAGCCTCTGCGCCGCCCAAAAAGGGCCTTGCACAGGCTCTGACAGACCGGCAGATGGAAAAGTACATGGGATGGTGAGACGATGGCCGGAGGACACGCAAAGGTACACGTGCGATGCCCCTATTACAGGACAGACAACGGCTCCCAGCGCATTGTGTGCGAGGGGGTGCTGGCGGACGAGCCGGTGGTCAGCTGGATGCCGTCCCGTGAGGCGCTGCGGCGGCAGATCACCCGATACTGCGCCGGGGAATACTGGCTGTGTCCGCTGTGCGAGGCCGTGGACGGGAAATATGCAAGACGGGAGGAAGAAAGTGGAAGTGATCATGACCATCGGCCTTGCGCCGGTGACGAAGAAGAATAGCCAGCAGATCCTGAAAAACGACGGAACGGGGCGTCCCTTCATCGCCCCCAGCCGGGCGTACCGGGAGTACGCCGAGGCGGCGGCATGGTGTCTGCGGACGTATCGGCTGGAGACCATACGGCAGCCGGTGGAGGTGAAGGCGCTGTTTTATATGCCCACAAGGCGTAAAGTGGATCTGACAAACCTGTTGGAGGCGCTGGATGACGTGCTGGTGGAGGCGGGTGTGTTGGAGGACGACCACAGCGGCATTATCGTCAGCCACGACGGAAGCCGGGTGCTGTATGACAAGCAGCACCCCCGGACGGAGATCGTGATCCGGACGATGGAAGGAGGCGGGGAGGCATGAGACTGCGGCAGGGAGAGCCCTACCGGCTGCCGGAATGCCTCTGCGAGACCTGCCGGAAGCGATCGAAGGATCTGGGCAGCTGCAGCCAGAGGATGGGCGGGCAGGTATGGCCCGGCTGCGTGGCGTGGATGGTGTGGTTCCGCCGGTGCTGGCAGATGGTAAGAGGCGAGGCCCCGGAGGCGGGGCGGGAAGGAGGATAGACATGGATGCAGTGGAGTTTATCCGGGAGCGAAACCGGATGTGTAAGCAGTTTAGTTCGTGTGCCGAGTGCCCTGCGAATGGTGTGATATGCGGCACAATAGGGGAGACGAATGACGCCGAAAGTCTTGTTCAGATCGTTGGGGAGTGGGCGAAGGAGCATCCACATAAGGCCCGACAGAGCGAGTTTTTGGAGCAGTGGCCGGAGGCACAAGTGGATAAAGACGGCATCCTCTTCATTTGCCCCGCAAACATTGCAAAGAATCAGAGGGACGAGTACGGTGGGTGTGCTAATCCTATGAAGAATTGCCCCGAGTGCCGCCGTGAGTTTTGGACGCAGGAGGTGGAGTGATGGCGAGGCGTGAGGAGTTGATGGAGGCGCTGGACGCTATCGAGACGGGGATGTGCCGGGTCAAGGAGAGCCGGGATATCTGGCAGAACGATCTGGTTTATGCCCTGTGTCAGGCGGTGCGGCTGCTGCTGATGGAGGAGATCAAGCATGGCAGACAGTAAGCACACGGTAGGAGACCTGCGGCAGCTCCAAGCCCTGCCGCTGCGGCTGAAGATCCCGCTGACCCAACAGCGCATCCGGGATTGGTACGACCATTGGGATGGGCAGGTCTACGTCAGTTTCAGCGGCGGCAAGGACAGCACGGTTCTAAAGCATATCGTTGATTCCATGTACTCCGACGTTCCGGCGGTGTTTGTCAATACCGGGCTGGAATACCCGGAGATCCAGCGGTTTGTCCGGGAGGTCAAAGCTGGGAAATATGACTGCTTTAACGCTGACGTTGATATTCTCCGGCCTGAAATGCGGTTTGATGAAGTCATCAAGAAGTATGGGTATCCGGTAGGCAGCAAACGGATCGCCTTGAATATCGAGTACGGGAGGATGGCCAAAAATCGTGGAGATATGCGGCGATACCAAGAATATATTCACGGCGTTCGGTTGGGGAAGAAAGATGGTAACGAATATATATTCATGCCTGTTCCACAGCAGTTGATGCCGTTGGTCGATTCCGATATTAAAGTGTCGAATAAGTGTTGTGATGTGATGAAAAAGAATCCGCTGCACAAATATCAGGCAGCAACAGGGAGAAAAACGATCATTGCAAATATGGCTTGTGAAAGTAAGCAAAGGGCAGACGGATGGATGAAAACAGGGTGCAACGCCTTTGAATCGAAAGATCCAAAATCAAAGCCAATGTCCTTTTGGACGGAACAGGATGTCTTGCATTATATCAAGGATTTCGGCGTCCCTTATTGCCCGGTATACGGCGAAATCAAGATCGATGACGATCCGGAATTTGAAGGACAGATGAATTGGATCGATTATCTTGGCTGCTACGAGCCGCAAGACCGGCTTACAACCACCGGCCTGAGCCGCACAGGCTGTATGTTTTGTATGTTTGGGGCGCATCTGGAAAAGGAACCAAACCGCTTCCAGCGGATGAAGGTCACGCACCCCAAGCAATACGCCTATTGCATGGACAAGCTGGGACTGCGGGAGGTGCTGGAGTATATCGGTGTTCCGTATGAATAAGGAGGAGGCAGGATGCTGAGGATCGTGATGGACGTAGACAGGCCGGTGGGACAGTCCATCGGCATCAAGGAGGCGCTGGCCATGGACTTGGAGCGCTATGGGGACGTGCGGGTGGTATCCGTAGAGGAGATCACCCCGTGGAAACAGGAGGTGATCAAGCGTGGCTGAACTAAAATCGTGCCCGTTTTGCGGTGGAGACGTTCGATTCGACAAGGCATACAGCTATTTCAGAGATAATATGCTATACTGCGACGGATGCGACATGGTGTTTACTCTGGACGATTGCGCGGCATCCGACGATGACATCGTCAGAGCGTGGAACAGGAGGGCTGACAATGGCTGAATACATCGACCGGGAAGAGCTGCTTACCCACCAGTACAACGCAAGCCACAGCAACTGGCCGCAGTTGGCCGAAATGGTGGTAGGCGTGGAGGATATCGAGGATGCGCCTGCCGCCGATGTGGCCCTAGTGGTGCATGGAAGGTGGAATAGCATGGACGGTTACAAGACGCGGAGGGCCTGCTCTGTGTGCGGATGGGATGTCCCTGAGTACGGCAAATTTTACAGTTACTGCCCCAACTGCGGGGCAAAGATGGACGGAGGTGACGGCGATGCGGCTGATTGATGCGGAAGAGTTAGAGTGCTTGTTTAACGAACAAATTGAACAAGGTGTAGGTGTAATAGGTGCGTTTGATGCGTTTTATGATGCTTTGCAAGACACACCCACCGTTGACGCTGTGCCGGTGGTACGGTGTAAGGACTGCAAACATTGCAGGGAGCTAAACCGGAAAGACCGGATTGAAGAAGCGTATGCTGACGGTGTTTTGTGGTGTACGAACCAATCAGATGGTGTGTGGCCTGATGATTACTGCTCCTACGGGGAGCGAAGAGGTGGCGAGGATGGCTAAGCCCAGTGCGTTTTTGCAGCGGATGGAGGCCAAGCACCGGCAGGATATGAGGCTGCAGCGGCTTTTTACTATCCAGCAGTGCGAGGACATGATGCTGATCACGCTGGGGCAGGACTTCGGTTTCGGCCCCAAGCGGGCCATGGAGGCGCTGGAGGCCTTCCGGGAGACCTTCCGGTCCTTTGCCCAGCTTTGCGTGGATGATGCAGACGGGGATCAGGAGATCGCCTACACCAAGGAGAGCATCGACCGGGAGCTGCGGCGCATCATGGGGGAGGGATTCCGCCCGTGGGAGGAGCGGTACCCGCCGGAGGTATTTAAGTAAGCAAAAGAGAGAGGGCCCCCGTGGCGGGTGTCCTCTCTGGGCGGTTATTGGGGCGTTTTGGGGCGGCGCTTGCGGTATCTGGCGGCCAGATCGTTCCAGCGCTGGATGGTATCATCGGTGCTGTCCATGGTCTTGACGAGGCGCAGGCAGCTGTTGCACTGGACGTAGGTATAGCTGTAGCGCATGGTGTCATAGCAGTCGATGGACAGGTCATCGCTGCCGCATTTGGGGCAGGGGACGGGAGTCAGCATGGGTCACACCTCCTTTCGGTGGGCGGTGGGGACGGCTCGGTGGGCCTGCTTGCCGCCCATAGCGTTAGTTCTCCCCAGTCGGACTGTCCGCCGAGTAAGGGATGTCCACCGCTGGGCGCAGCACACGATCGACGAAGGCGCTAAGGGATTGCCCTTCCTTGGAGGCGGTGCGGCGCAGCGCCTCGACAGTGTCGGCCCGCAGGGATAGGGTAATCGTGACCTGACTGTCATCCTCGGTGACGGCGCCGAACTCGGCCTCGTAGGCATCGGCGCTCAGATGCTCCTGCGCCCACTGTCTGGCGGCGTAGTAGGACAGCGGGGTGATCCGCTCGCTGCCGCTCCAGTTGTTGCTGCCGGTACGGACGGCGTAGCTGGTCATGGGGCCGCCCTCGCCGTGGAGGAAATACTCCCCCGTGCGCTTGCGGTACAGCGTCTCGCCGCTGTAGGCAAGGTCATTGTACTCGTGGCCGTTGTCCGACAGGCCGATCATTGCGGCGGTGGAGGTGTCGTACACCTTGTTGTTGATGATCTTCCTCATGGGTCAGTCCTCCTTGTCCATAGCATCCAGATACTGCATGATTTCCGCACGGTGGGAATTGATATAATCACGCACTGCGTCCTTCTGACCATCCCACATACGGTAGTGCAGTTTGCCTGCCTCCGTGCGGGTGATCCGAAGCGCTTGGACGGCCTCCCCGACTGTGACCTCTTCCCAGTCAGGCCCCATCCCGTAGCTGCCGATGGTGGAAACGATCTTGCACAGGACGTGGTCGACGATCTCGTCGAGGGACTTGGTGGAGAAGGTGTGCTCCCAAGGGCTGCCGACGTTGGCGGTGATCTTCTTACCGGCAACGCCCAGCGAAACGGTGTCGCCGCCTTGTGCGCCGACATGAAGCACATAGCGCTTTCCACGGTTAAGTCCCCACTCGATGGCCTCCTTGATGGTGTCAAATCCGATCTCGCTGTCAAAGATGCAGCTATCATTGCTCAGGCAAACTTCGTACTTCATAATGTTGATCCTTTCCGGCCTGTTGGACTGTCCTTTATCTTTACTGTAACTAAAGTATAGCACAGAGTTTAAATAAAGTCAAGTGTTATTTTTAGATTTTTGAGAAAAAACAGTGGGCGAAATGCACAAAGATTTGGAAAATTTATAGCAGGATGCACAAAGAGCGGAGAAAATGGGTCGGATGGGGGGTAGAGGGCGGGGGGAGAGGCACGGTACAATAGGATAAAGCGCAGCCGCAGGGCTGCGGCCCGTGGATGCGGGAAAAAGCGGGCATGGCCGGAAGGCCGAAGGACAACGGAGAGCCTCCTGCGGGAGGTGGGGGAACTTGTACCGGGAAAAGCGCAGCGGCGGGGGCGTGGTGCAAAAAACAGGACAGGCGGGCATACGATGCACGCTTTAACGATAGGAGGGAGCGCAGGAATGGGGAGACCATGGATCTACAAGACGCCGGAGGAACTGGAGGAAAAGATCGAGGCGTATTTTGCCGAGTGTGAGGGGGAGATCGTCTATACCCGAGACGGGGAGATGCTGCTGGATAAGTACGGGCAGCCCGTAGTGCGGGGGGCGCATCCTCCCACGGTGACGGGGCTGGCGCTGGCGCTGGGCTTCGGCGGGCGGCAGGCGCTGATGAATTATCAGGGACGAGAGGTCTTTAAGGACACCATTACACGTGCAAAGGCCCGGTGCGAGGAGTACGCCGAGCGGCGGCTATACGACAAGGACGGCTGCACGGGGGCAAAATTCTCGCTGGCCTGCAACTGGGGCTGGCGGGAGAAGGCCGAGGAGGCCGAGGACAAGACGCTGGAGGTGGTGGGCCTGCCGGAGGAGTACAAGCGATGAGGATAGCAGACCTGTCACGCATCAGCGACAAGCAGGATGCGTTTTTGCGGGACGGACACCGGCACGTGGCCTACGGCGGGGCCAGAGGCGGCGGAAAGAGCTGGGCGGTGCGCACCAAGGCCAAGATATTGGCGGTGACGTACCCCGGCATCCGCATTTTGATCGTGCGGAAAACCTATAAGGAGCTGATCAACAACCACATCGAGGCGCTGCGGGCGGAGCTGCTGGGGCTGGCCAAGTACAACAAGACGGACAAGGTGTTTAATTTCCCCAACGGCAGCACCATCTGGTTTGGATACTGCGCCTGTGACGGAGATCTGGGGCAGTATCAGGGCGCAGAGTACGACGTGGTGTTTATCGACGAGGCGGGGCAGCTGCCGGAGGACTGGATCAAAAAGATCAATGCCTGCGTCCGAGGCACCAACGGATACCCTAAGCGGACGTACTATACCCTTAACCCCGGAGGGCCAAGTCATGGGTATTTTAAGCGGCTTTTCGTGGACCGGCGCTTTGAGGACGGGGAAAACCCGGACAATTACAGCTTTGTGCAGGCGCTGGTGACGGACAATCGTGCGCTGATGGAGACGCAGCCGGAGTACGTGCAGGAACTGGAGAGCCTGCCGCCCAAGCTGCGGGAGGCGTGGCTCCACGGGTCGTGGGACATTTTCGAGGGGCAGTTTTTCGAGGATTTCCGGCCTGACCCTCCAGCGGACAAGGCGGCGGAGCTTGGTCTTTCCCCGGAGGAGCTGCGGCGGCGGCACAAATGGTGCCACGTCATTGCGCCCTTTGATCTCTCCGTCGGGGAGAGGCGGGGCTGGAACATCATGCGCAGCTATGACTTCGGCTACGGCAAGCCCTTTTCCCTGGCTTGGTGGGCGGTGGATTATGACGGGGTACTGTACCGGATCATGGAGATGTACGGCTGCACCCAGACCCCCAACGAGGGCGTTAAGTGGTCACCGGACGAGCAGTTCCGGCGGATCCGGGAGGTGGAGGATACCCACCCGTGGCTCAAGGGGCGGAAGATCGTGGACAGTGTGGCGGACCCGGCCATCTGGGATGCAAGCCGTGGCGAGAGCATCGCAGAGACGGCGGCAAGGTACGGCATCTACTTTACGCCGGGGGACAACCAGCGGATCCCCGGATGGATGCAGGTGCATTACCGGCTGCAGTTTGACGAGGAGGGCTACGCCCGGATGTATGTCTTTGACAGCTGCCGGGCGTTTATCCGCACCATGCCGCTGATGATGTACTCCGAGACCCACCCGGAGGATCTGGACACCACGCTGGAGGATCACGTGGCGGATGAGGTGCGGTATATGTGTATGTCAAGGCCGGTCAAGCCCATGGTGCCGGTACAGCAAAAGCCGATGGTCATCGACCCGCTGAGCACCATGCGGCGGGATGGGCCGAGAGATATTTGGTAAAAGGAGGGACATATGGACATCAGGGAGGAGCAGGAACTGCGGGAGACCATGCCGGAGGCACAGGCCATCGGGCCGGAGCAGTTGCGGCGGCTGACGGAGATCCTGCAGAGGTATAAGGCGGGCAAGGCCGCCACGGAGAGGCGCATTCTCAGCAGCGAGCAGTGGTGGAAGCTGCGAAACAGCTGGGAGGAGCGGGACAAGGCCACCATGGCCTCCCCCGGCTTTAAGAGCCGCAGCGGGTGGCTGCACAACGTCATCACCAGCAAGCACGCAGATGCCATGGAGAGCTACCCGGAGCCCAACATTCTCCCCCGGGAGGAGGGCGACCGGCAGGAGGCACGGATGCTGAGCGCCATCGTGCCGTGTGTGCTGGAGCAGAACGAATTTGAGCGCACCTACTCCGACGCCATGTGGCAAAAGTGCAAGACGGGGACGGGAGTATACAAGACGGTGTGGGATCCCGGAAAGCTCAACGGGCTGGGGGACATCTCCATCACAAGGGTCAACCTCCTGAACCTGTACTGGGAGCCGGGGCTGGAGGACATCCAGCGCAGCCGGTATTTTTTCCACACGGAATTGGCCGACCGGGACTTGCTGCAGGAGCAATATCCGGAGCTGGAGGACACCCTGAAGGGCCAGAACATCCTCTCCACAAGGTTTTTGTATGACGATACGGTGTCTACCGACGGTAAGGTGACGGTGGTGGAGTGCTACTACCACAAGCTGGTGGCCGGGAAAAAGACGCTGCAGTATGTGCGGTATGTGGGCGATCAGGTGCTGTACGCCACGGAAAACGACCCGGAGCTGCGGGAGCGGGGCCTGTACGACCACGGGCTGTATCCATATGTGTTTGACGCGCTGTATCCCATCGAGGGCAGCCCCTGCGGCTATGGCTATGTAGACCTGTGCCGCAATCCCCAGACGGAGATCGATCTGCTGCGGACGGCCATTGTGAAAAACGCCATGGCGGGGGCCACGCCCCGGTACTTTGTCCGCAGCGACGGCGGCATCAACGAGCAGGAGCTGCTGGATATCTCCAAGCCGCTGGTACACATCAGCGGAAATCTGGGGGAGGACAGCATCCGGGCCATGGACTACACCGCCTTGCAGGGCAATTACATCAGCGTCCTGCAGGAGACGGTGCAGGAGCTGCGGGAGACCAGCGGCAACACGGAGACGGCCACAGGCACGGCTCCCGGCGGCGGCATCACGGCGGCATCTGCCATTGCGGCGCTGCAGGAGGCCAGCGGCAAGGGATCCAGAGACGCTACCCTTGCCTCCTACCGGGCCTACACCGGCATCGTAGGCTTGGTCATCGAGCTGATCCGTCAGTTTTACGATATGCCACGGCAGTTCCGCATTTTAGGGGAGCAGGGGGGCGAGGAGTACGTCACCTACACCAACGCAGGACTCAAACCCCAGCCGCAGGGGATGGCCTTTGGGGAGGATATGGGCTTTCGGCTGCCGGTCTTTGACATCAAGGTGTCCGCACAGAAAAAGAGTGCCTACACCAAGATGAGCCAGAACGAGCTGGCGCTGCAGTTTTATCAGCTGGGCTTCTTTTCCCCGGATGCAGTGGATCAGACCATGCTGTGTCTGGAGATGATGGACTTTGACGGCAAGGACGGCATGATGCAGCGGGTGGCCCAGCAGGGGACGCTGCGGGACAAGCTGGGGCAGTATATGCAGCTGGCGCTGACGCTGGCGGCCAAGGCGGCCCCGGAGATGGTGCAGGGCCTCAGTCAGGACATTTTGCAGACCATGGGCGGCGGCGCAGTCATCCCGCAGGGGCAGGTGGCGGCGCAGCAGCAGCCGGAGGCGGAGCATCCCTACGTGCAGCAGGCCCGTGAGCAGAGCCGGGCGGCAGCGGAGCCGGAGGAAGGGCCGGTGATGGTATGATCCGGGTAGAGTACGACCGCAAGGGCCTGTGCTTGACGGTGCAGGGACACGGCGGGGGAAAGTACGGGGAGGATATCGTGTGTGCGGCGGCCTCCATCCTGGTCTACACGCTGGCCTCCGATCTGGAGCGGCTGGGCAGGCGATGGGTGCGGAAGATGGAGGTATCCCTCCGGGAGGGGGACGCTGTCATCGCCTGCCGGGAGGTACACGGCTCACGGGCGGTGCTGGAGCTGATCTTTGAGAGCGTGTGCGAGGGCTTCCGGCTGCTGCAGGAGCAGTATCCAGACCGGGTAAAATTTATTTGCAAATAGGCCGGTTGGGGGGTAGAGAGAGGGGTTCGCCCCACGGTACAATGGCCTTGTCCTTTCAAGGCATCCTTCTTTTCTTCCTATTTTTTGCCGGGGGGAGACCCCCGGCGCATGGGTAGCGTGGTCTAATGGCAGGACGGCTGCACGATCCGCAGTAAATGGGAGTCCGACTCTCCCCGCACCCTCCACCTTAACGACTCGCCGGACGTAAGCGGCAGATACGAGGAGGAACATATGGAGACACGCAACATTTGGCTGCAGCTGTTCGGCGGCGAAGGCGCAGGTGCCGGAGCCGGGGGCGGAGCAGCCGCATCGGGCGAAAACAGTACTCCCGACGCCGGGGAGAGCAAGCTGCTGGAATTGGGCGTTCCGGCGGAAAAGCTGAAGAAACACCGGGCGAGCCGGGAGCGGATGGCGGCAAGGAAGGCCGCCGCCCAGCCGGAGCAGGCCGCCGCTGCGCAGGAGGAGGAAACGCCTCCCCAGCCCACGGAAGAAGCCCCCGATGAGGGCCAAGAGCCCAAGGAGGAGACCCCCAAGCGCATGACTTGGGAGGAGATCATGCAGGATCCGGAGTACAACCGGCAGATGCAGCGCACCATTCAGGCCCGGCTCAAGTCCGCCAACGGGGCGGAGAGTACGCTGGAGGCCCTGAGACCGGCGCTGGATCTTCTGGCAAAGCGCCACGGCATGGACATGGAGCATCTGGACGCTGCGGCGCTGGCCGAGGCCGTGCAGAACGACGACGCCTACTACGAGGAGAAAGCCTTGGAGATGGGCGTGGACGTGGATGTGGCCAAGCGGCTGGAGCGCAGCGAGCGGGAGACGGCTCTGCGGCAGCAGCAGGAGGCCCGGACGCTGGAGCAGCAGAAGCTGCAGGCGCATCTGGAGGGCCTGCAGCAGCAGGGCGAGGAAATGAAGAAGGTATTCCCCGACTTCGACCTCTCCCATGAGCTGGAGAACCCGGCGTTTCTGCGGATGACCTCCCCCGGCGTGGGTCTTAGCGTGGAGGATGCATACTATGCCGTCCACCGCAAGGAGATCCAGACCGCCGCCATGCAGCAGACGGCCCGCCAGACGGCGGAGCAGATGGCCAACGCCATTCGCTCCGGCCAGCGCAGGCCCACGGAGCATGGTACCTCCGCACAGGCTCCTTCCGTTACCACATTTGACTATGCCCACGCATCCAAGGAACAGAGAGAGGCGCTGAAGCAGCGCATCCGGGATGCGGCGGCACACGGGAAGAAGCTGTACCCCGGTCAGTGAGCCGGATGCTCTCCCTGTGGAACCACGAAAGGAGAGAAAGACATGAAAACCATCATGAATACCATGAAGCTGCTGCTGAACCTGCAGCTGTTTGCTGACGCCGGTACGCTGGTCAACGCCACCGGCAACTACGTCAACGCCAATACCGGCACCACCACCGCATTTTCCGGCAAGGACACCCTGTCCGCCGAGCTGAAAACCTTTTACGACACGGAGCTGCTGGAGAACGCCCGGGTGGAGATGTTTTACGCCCAGTTTGGCCGCAAGCAGGCCCTGCCCGCCAACCACGGTAAAAACGTGGAATGGCGCAAGTGGAACACCTTCGCACGGGCCTCCAAGCTGGTGGAAGGCGTGATCCCCACCGGCCAGAAGTTCGGCGTCAGCACCAAGACCGGTGCCATTGACCAGTACGGCACCTATGCCTCCATCACCGACCAGCTGGAGCTGCACGCTTACGACGAGGTGATCCTCGGTGCTACGGAGGAGATGGGCGCATCTGCTGCCGAGACGCAGGAGGTGCTGATCCGGGACGCCCTGCTGGTAGGCACCAACGTGCTGTACTGCGACAACATCAAGAACGGCGCTGTGGCAAGCACCCCCACCAGCTGCGCCACCATGGGAGCCAGCGACACCGACGGCTGGGCGCTGCTGACCCCGGACATGGTGGCAAAGGCCGCCACCAAGCTGAAGAAGGATCGTGCGCCCACCATCAACGGCAAGTATTACGCCGTGATCCATCCCAGCGTAGCCTATGACCTGCGCAAGAGCGATGCATGGATCGAGGCCCACAAGTACGCCGCCACCAGCGAGATCTTCAACGGTGAGATCGGAGAACTGCACGGGGTGCGCTTCATCGAGAACACCTTCGCACCCATTCTGGGCGGCACCAGCTATCAGAACAAGGCCGCAGGCGTGACCTACGCCACCTACTTCTTCGGCAAGGATGCTTTCGGCATCATCAACCCGGAGGGCGGTGCGCTGGAGATGATCGTCCACGACAAGAGCGAGATCGGCGGCCCGCTGAACCAGTTCAGCACCATCGGCTACAAGTTTGAGACCAACGGCGCTACGCTGCTGTACCCGGAGCGGCTGCTGCGGGTGATGAGCGTCAGCTCCTACTCCGCCACCGACACCGCCAACTGAGACACCGGGGGAGGGGACAGCCTCCCCTCCCCCGAAGAAAACAAAAGGAGGGCCACGAAATGGCTGCAAAAACCAAGGTAGAGCGTGAGATCGAGGCCATGGGCCTTGACCCCAGCGACAAGGTCAGTATCCACATCCCCAGAGGTAGCGCCCACGACGAGCCGAACCTGTTCGTTTCCGTCAACGGCATCAACTATCTGCTGCCCAAGGGCCAGACCAGCGAGGTGCCTCGCTTCATTGCCGACGAGATCCGGCGATCCCAGCAGGCACAGGAGGAACTGGACAAGCACAAGGACGAAATGCTGGGGCAGTAACTGCGAGAGAAAAGGAGGGGGAGAGACCGACGGGGCCTTTCCCCCTTTTTGCGATAAAGGAGGAGACACAATGACGATCAGTGAGGCCATCGCCCGGTGCGATCTGGTAAAGCCCAACCAGTTTGACGACCAAACCAAGGTGGAGTGGCTGACGAGACTGGACGGGAAGGTCTGGTGGGACGTGATCCGCTCCCACGAAGGCGCACCGGAGGGGGAGATGCCCCGGTACACGACGGCGGACATGGAGAAAACGCTGCTGGTGCCGGATCCCTACGCCGAGGAGGTGTATGTGCGGTATTTGCAGAGCATGATCGATCTGGAGAATGCGGAGATCAGCAAGTATAACCAGTCGGCGGCCATGTACAACGCCGCCTATCAGGTGTTTGCCGCATGGTATAACCGGACGCACCTGCCGGTATCGGCGGGGCCGCTGCAGATCTGAGGAGGGGATGCGAGATGTATCTACCGCAGCTGCAGGAGGCAAAGACCAGCCGACTGATGACCAGCCAGTTCGGCGGCTACGACCACCGGCCCCGGATACAGGATGGGCAGTGGCTGGATATGAAAAATCTTACGGGGGACTACTACCCGATGCTGGCCAGCCGGGGAAGGCGGGGATGGGGAGAGACCCTCTCCGCCCCGGCGGGACTTACCGCCAAGGATGCCCTTATCTGGGTAGACGGGAAGGATCTGGTGGTAAACGGGAAGGCCGTGGACATGGGGCTTTCCACCGCACCGGAGGACTGCCCCAAGCAGCTTATCGGCATGGGAGCATGGGTGGTGATCTGGCCCGACCGGAAGTACATCAACACCGCAGACCTGACGGACTACGGATCCATTGATGCATCCTTTTCCGTGGCGGAGGGGGCGCAGGTCACCTACACCATCTGCGATATAAACGGTGATCCCTACAACGGCATTGCCTACACGAAGCCGCAGACCCCGCAGGGGGGTGACCTGTGGATGGACAGCCACAGCCTTAAGCGCTACGACAGCACCACCTCCGTGTGGGTGACCATCCCGCAGGTATACGTCAAGATCACCGCCACGGGCATCGGGACGGCCTTTGAAGCCTATGACGGCGTGGTGCTTAAGGGCATCGCCTACGACGGCGACAGCGAGGAGGTCAAGCAGCAGTACGCAGACCTCAACGCCTCCAAGGTCATCTGGGCCAAGGGGGAGGACTGGATCGTGGTGGTGGGCGTGGTAGACCGGGGGGCCACGCAGACAGGAGGCGTGTCCGTACACCGCATTGCCCCGGATATGGATTACATCTGTCAGGCCCAGAACCGCCTGTGGGGCTGCCGATACGGCGTGAAGGACGGGGAGACCGTCAACGAGATCTACTGCTGCAAGCTGGGAGACTTTAAGAACTGGGGCTGCTACATGGGTCTGTCCACAGACAGCTGGGCGGCCTCCGTAGGCTCCGACGGCGCATGGACGGGAGCCGTGAACTATCTGGGCTACCCCACGTTTTTCAAGGAGACGGCGCTGCACCGGGTGGCGGTATCCACCACGGGGGCGCATCAGATCACGGAGACGCTGTGCCGGGGCGTACAGAAGGGCAGCTGGCGGAGTTTGTGCGTGGTCAACGAGGTGCTTTATTACAAGGGCCGCACCGAGGTATGCGCCTATGACGGCTCTGTTCCTGTGGATGTAGGGGCGGCGCTGGGCGGCGTGCGCTACACGGACGCTGTGGGAGGGGCCTTTCACGGCAAATACTATCTCTCCGTGCTGGACGGGGCGGGCAACCCGGTCCTGCTGGTATATGACACCGGCAAAGGGATGTGGCACAAGGAGGATGACCTTCGGGTCATGATGTTCGCCCAGAAGGATGACGACCTGTTTTTCATCGACGAGGCGGGGAAAAAGCTGGGCTGCGTCTGCGGCACCCAGTGGACACCGGAGGGGGATGTAGCGTGGGAGGCGGTCTCCGGCCTCATGGGCTACGAGTACCCGGACAAAAAGTATCTGAGCCGGTTTGACCTTCGGGTACAGCTGAAGGGCAAGCTGGAGCTGTATCTGAAGTACGATTCCTCCGGGGATTGGATCCGGTGGGGGGCCGTGCAGTGGGACAAGGGAACAGCCCGTACCTTTGCCATCCCGGTGACCCCACGCAGGTGCGATCACCTCCAGATGCGGCTTAAGGGAACCGGGGAGATGAAGATGTTCTCCGTGGCCAGAATTTTGCAGGTAGGGAGCGATATGTGATGGTACAGATGGAGACCCCGCCTTTGCTGCGGGGGACGGAGCAGGAGCAGCTGGCACAGCTGCGGTCGTATCTCTTTCAGGCGGCCCAGCATCTGAATTTGGCGCTCAATGACCTGAGCATGGATTCCTTCGGGAAGGACGTGCAGGAGGCCATTCAGGCGGGGGGGACGCAGTCGGCGGAAAAGGTGCAGACCTCTGTAGACCAGACGGCCTCGGCGCTGAAGGATCTTATTATCAAGACGGCCAATGTCATCTATCAGCAGATGGATGTGCTGGAGACGGTGCTGCGGAGCGAATATGTGGCGGTATCCGACTTCGGACAGTATCAGGAGGAGATCGAGAGCCGACTCACCCAGACGGCGGAGAACACCACGGCGGCCTATGACTATGCCGCCAAAATATCCGCCGACACCGACGCACGGCTGACGGAGCTGGCAGGGGATCAGGACGCCCTGCGGGAAATGCTGGTGAAGTCCTCCGGCTACATCAAGCAGGGCATCATCGGCTACAACGGCGCAGTACCCATCATCGGCATTGCCATCGGACAGGACGTAAAGACCACCGGGAAGGTGGAGGTGGACGGGCAGACCTATGAAGTGGTGGACACCACCAGCAACATGACCACATGGACGCCGGAGCGCATGAGCTTTTTCATCAACGGCACGGAGGCGGCTTGGTTCTCTAACGGGGCGCTGCACGTGGGGCGCATCGAGGTATCCGAGCGCATTGTGGGCGGAAACTGGGACATCAGCTTTACATCGGGGCTGACGGTCAAGTGGATCGGGGGGTAAGGCATGGCGAGTATTTACGGGGCAAAAAGCGGCAACGGCTGGCAGCTGCGGCTGGACTACACGGTGACGCAGAACGTGGCGGCCAATCAGTCCACCGTCAGCATGACGCTGTACCTCTACGCCAACACCACAGGCTCCTACAACCAGGAGGACAACTCCGCCTACTATGTCATTCAGGGCAGCCGGGTATACGCCAAGTACAGCTATAATTCCCCGGCGTGGTATACGCTGGGCAGCCGCAGCGTGGTCATCGGCCACGATGCAGACGGCAGCAAGAAGGTGACGCTCTCCGGCGAGTGGGTCTCCAACGCCGGATCGTCGTGGACACCGGACAGGCTGACGGTCAGCGGAAGCGTGACGCTGCCCACCATCCCCAGAGCATCCGTCCCCACGGCGGAAAGCAGCACGGTGGAGCTGGGGAAGAGCGTGAAGATCTACACCAACCGGAAAAGCAATACCTACTACCACCGCATCGGCGTGAAGTTTGGCAGCTATACCCATTGGGGCAAGGACGTGTTTGACGATGACATTGCCCAGAACTGGTTCCTCTTTACCCCGCCCCTGTCGCTGGCGGCTCAGATCCCCAACGCCGCCAGCGGGGAGTGTACCATCTACCTGCGGACGTACAGCAGCGCTGCGGCCACCACGCAGGTGGGCAGCACGCAGGAGATGAAGCTGACGCTGACCGTACCTTCCTCGTTGGGGCCGACGGCCTCGGCGGGATGGTGCAGGGCGGTGGCTTACAACGACGGCACCAAGGCGGAGGGGCTTTCCGTGCTGCTCAAGGGCATCTCCCGCAGTGAGGTGAGCTTCGACGACAGCAAGGTCTCCTGCCGGCAGGGGGCCTCTATCAAGGGAAAACGCATCACCTGTCAGGGGGAGACGGTGAGATCCGCCCCCTATCGGACGGGAGTGCTGCTGTCCACCAATGTGAAGGTGACCTGTACCGTGGAGGACAGCCGGGGCTTTACGGTGTCGGAGGATCTGACGCTGACGGCCTACGACTATTCCGCACCAAATCTGACGGATATTGCCGTGTACCGATGCGACCGGAACGGGGCGGCGATGTCCGCCGGGACTCACATCTGGGCGCAGGCAAAGACCGCTTACACAGATGCGGGCGGAGCCATCACCTGTCAGCTGAAGGCATACTGGAAGCTGGGGACCTCCGGCAGCTGGGGGGCAGCGGTTTCCATGAAGAGCGGCGTGGGGCAGATCATCACAGGCTCCACGGACATTCTGACCACCAAGACCTACAAGGTGCGGCTGGAGGCTGTGGATACGCTTGGAAACTCCGCCAGCTACGAGGCGGTAGTCCCCACGGACACGGTGGCCATGCACATCCGGGAGGGCGGAGACGGTTTTGCCGTGGGCAAATACTGCGAGAGGGCAAAGGCGTTTGAGCTGCCGGAGGACTGGGAGATCGTAGCCTACGGCGACACGCTGAAAAAGGCGATGCTTGCCATGATGTGGCCGGTGGGGAGCATTTACATCTCCGTCTCAGCCACCAGCCCGCAGACGCTGTTCGGCGGCACGTGGGAGCGCATTCAGGACACCTTCCTGCTGGCGGCGGGCAAAACCTATGCCGCAGGAAAGACCGGCGGCGAGGCCAGCCACACCCTGACAACAGCGGAGATGCCCAGCCACGGGCACAACCCGGCCAATCAGGCGGGGTATTACGGATTTATCACCAACAGCCAGAAGGCGTTCACCATAGGCGACATGGGGTCGCAGAGCGGAAGCGGAAGATATTACCCCTATGCAGCGGCGGCATTTGACATCAGCCGCAACACCCTGACGGGCACCACCGGCGGGGGAAATTCCCACAACAATATGCCGCCGTATCTGGCGGTGTACGTCTGGAAACGGACGGCATGAGAAAGGAGCGAGAGACATGGACAATGAAAAGCTTCGCAGAGGCAGCACCGGGGACGTTGTGCGGAGATTGCAGTCGGCGCTGAACCAGAACGGCTACGGCCTGAAGGTGGACGGCGTATACGGGGACAAGACCCAAAGCGCCGTGAAGGACTACCAGAGATCCCGGAACCTCCCGGAAAGCGGCGAGGTGGGAGAGGCCACGTGGCAGGATCTTCGGGGCGGCACGGTGGGGCTTCCGGTGGTGACGCCCACCTATGAGGTCATGGGGCAGGGCGGCAATGCCGCCAAGCAGGGGCGGACGGCCTCCACACAGAGCAGCACGGCCTCGGCGCAGGCCACGGCAGACCGGGGGGTCTCCGTCCATTCCGCCGGAGGGCAGAAAAAGACCGACTACGGCAAGTACGGCTATGACCCCACCACCAACGCCGCCTATCAGGAGGCGCTGCGACGCTTGCAGGAGCTGGAGGGCAGCAAGCCGGACTACTCCGGGACGTATGACCAGCAGCTCAAGGACATTTACGACAAGATCATGAACCGGGAGAAATTCTCCTATGATGCCGCCAAGGATCCGCTGTATCAGCAGTACCGGGATCAGTATGTGCTGCAGGGGAAGCAGGCCATGATGGACACCATGGGACAGGCTGCCGGTCTCACCGGCGGGTATGGCTCCACATACAGCCAGAGCGCAGGACAGCAGCAGTATGATGCGTATCTTCAGAAACTCAATGAGGTGATCCCGGAGCTGTACGGACAGGCCCGGCAAGCCTACGAGGATGAGGGAGGCCGGATGCTGCAGCAGTATCAGCTTACCGGCGACCTGCGGGATACGGAGTATAACCGTTACAAGGATGCGCTGGATCAGTACTGGCAGAACGTCACCTATCAGACGGGCCGGGCGGACACGGCGTACAGTCAGGGGGCGGAGAACTGGTGGAACAGCCAGAACGCAGAGCGGCAGGAGAAGGAATTTGCCTATCAGCAGCGCAAGGATGCTTACAGCAATCTGGTGACCCTCATCGGCACCACAGGGTATACCCCCAGCCAGAGCGAATTGGAGGCGGCGGGTATGAGCGCAGCGGAGGCGGCAAGGTGGAAGGCGTACTATGACCAGCAGCGGGCAGACGCAGAGGCGGCGCTGGCGGCCAAGTATTCCTCCTCCGGCAGCCGTGGCGGCGGCGGAGGAGGCGGTGGCGACGATGATAACCAGAAGCAGGGAGACGTGCGGGTGAAGGGAACGCCCAAGTACAGCAGCAACCGCATCTACGTTCCCGGCTATGGCGAGATCACCTATGATGATGCCGAGCGGCTGGAGAAGCAGGGCTACATCGTCATGCAGGGGCGGGACAAGAACGGCAATCCCGTCTACGCCAGAAGCACCAAGAAAAACTACAACAAACCCGTAAAGATGACTGTGTAAGGAGGAGAGCGCTATGACGATGCAGGGAGGCACCGCAAGAGACAGACTGCGGGCCAGAGCGCAGGCCATGTACGGCGGAAAGCGCCGGGAGGACGAGGAGCAGCAGAACCGGCAGAACCAGCGGCAGGAGGCAGAAACTCCTGCCGTGGGGTCTGCACGGGACAGGCTCCGCCAGCGGGCCAGTGCCATGGGTGAGGTCACCGGGCAAAGAGAAAATGCGCAGGAGCCTACGCAGGAGCGCAGCCGCCTGACGGTAGAAGGGTACGAGGCAGCCATCAAGGGAATGCGGGAGCGCATGGGTGGACAGACGGGCCTGACCAAATCGGACATTGTCCGACACACACAGAGCCGGGAGACGGAGAAGTGGCGGCAAGAGCAGGCAAAGAAGTACAGTGGCCTGCGGGATCAGGCGGACTATGCAAAGAAATCCACCAAGGTAGACCAGTCGCTGGCCTCCGGGAAGGGCGCTTATATCTTCGGTCACTACGTAGGGAAGGGCGATGATGTATATTCCTACATCAACAGCATTGGGACTGCCTATGAAAACCGTTCCAATGCGGGGAAAACACCCAGCGGCAAGCTGGCCAAATATGCCTACATGACGGATGATGAGGTGGCGGACTACAACTACCTCTATCAAACCAAGGGCAAGGAAGAAGCGGAGAAATATCTGGAATACATGGGGACAGAGTTGGATGCCAGACGTGCGGCGGGCTTCTCCCAGTGGAACAGTGAACTGGCGGAAAAGGCCCCCCATCTTGCCTCCGCCGTCTCCGTACCCATGAATCTGGCCAGCGGTGTCGGGCTGGTGGGCGTGGGCTTGCAGAACATCAGGAATCAGGTCACCGGAGAGTATAAGCCCATCAACTACTATTCCCCGGCGATGGATGCCACCGTGGCCTCTACCGCCATTCGTGGGACAAGGGCGCAGCAACTGACCGACAAGTACGGCACGATCCAGATGGACGAGAAGGAACATCCGCTGCTCTCTCGTATCTTCAACGGGAAAAGCTGGGGGGATGTGTATCAGCTGGGCATGAGCATGGTGGATTCTGCGGCGGCGGCGGGCATCGGTAAGGGAACCGGGCTTACCGCAGTCGGAACGGCCCTGCTGGGCGGAAGTGCCGGGTCACAGGGCGTTTTGGATGCGGTGGAACGTGGTGCAACGGACAGTCAGGCGCTGACCATGGGTATCCTGAATGCCACGTTTGAATCTCTGTTTGAGTATGTTTCGCTGGATCATCTGCTCAAAGGCAACACGAAGAACATTCTGAAGGGCTTTTTGAAGCAGGGCTTCATCGAAGGCTCTGAGGAATGGAACACGACGTTGTTTAACACCATTGCCGACGTGCTGGTCATGGCGGAAAACTCGGACTATAAGACAAGCGTGCGGGACTACATGGAGCAGGGATATTCGGAGAAAGAGGCCGAACGGCAGGCCATGTTCGACATTGCTGTCGGCATGGGCTGGGACTTTGTGGGCGGTGCGATTTCCGGCGGCCTGATGGACACTGGGAAACAGGTCATAAGAGATGCAACGTATAAAAGCAAATTCGGTAAGGCTTCTGGGGATATCGTGGCAGAGGCGCAGGATGTGGCTCCGGGGACGGCGTTGACGCAGAAAGCACAGGAGCGGATCGATGCGGGGAAATCCCTTACCGGTCATCAGATCGTAAACCTCTTGCAGCAGAACGAGGATGCCATCCGAACCGGAGACATGGTGACCATCCGAAACGCCGTGGCGGAGCGTCTGGCGCAGTACGGGGAGATCCAGAACATTGACCGTGTGGCAGATGCCATCACCAAACAGGTGGCAGGCGAGAAGCTTTCCGGGAAGGAAAAGGCACTGGTAGAAAACAGCGCCTATGGGAAGCGGGTCCTGAACGAGATGGACCCGGAGAATATCTCGGAGGGCGGCTTTAACTCGGACTGGGCCGGGCAGCTGGGTACGACCCAAATCAATGCGGAGGCATACTCCCAAAAGCTGCGGGAGGCACAGGCAGAAACGCAGCAGGAGGAGCCGCAGCAGACCGAGCGGCAGGAAATGACCCCGGAGGAAATGGCCGTACTCTCGGCGTGGAATAGCGAGGCGGAAAGCTCCCCGGCAAACAGCACGACTGTGCAGCCGAATCTGGGGGACAGAGAGACGCTGGAGGCGCTGGGCGTCAAGACCGGCAGTCAGCTCCGGGCGGAGGTGCGGCAGGCCCTGACGGAGCGTCAGGCCGTGGCGCAGCAGGTCGCCCAGCAGGCGCAGCAGACGCAGGGAACGCCCGTGACGCAGGAGACGGCCCGGCAGGCGCAGGAAACGCCCGTAACGCTGGAGAAGGCATCCAAGGCATATGGCAAGCAGGCCAAGGCGTTTCTGCGCACCTATCAGCAGGGGCAGGATGTGGAGAAATTCAGCGAGGCTTACCGCATCGCCCACGAAATGGGCGAAAGCAACGTGCCGTACCGGGTGGTGCAGGGGCTGCGGAGCCTTGACTATCTGACGGAGGCACAGAAAGACATTGCCTATCGTACCGGCGCATCCGCCGAAAAGCAGGAGAGAGGCGGGAAGAAGGCCACGTGGCGCAGGCAGGGCGTGGTGCGGGCAGAGAACGGGGCGAAGCTCTCTGACCTCAGCAAGACATTTAACGTACCGCAGAAGCAGGGGTATAGGATCCTCTCCGACATTGCCAAGTCCACAGGCGTGGACATCGTTCTGTACCGCTCCAAGGGAGATGCAGAGGGGAACATCACCGAAGCAGAGGGCCGCTTCCGGCGCAGCGAGAACACCATTTACATTGATGTCAACAGCGGCATCGCCAACGTAAGCAGCACCGCTGACTTCAGCCAGTACACCATGCTGCGCACCTTCAACCATGAGTTCACCCATTTCATCGAGCAGAACGCCGACGAGGAGTACCGGCAGCTGCGGAAGCTGGTATTCGAGGTCATGCAGGAAAAGCTGGACGGCCAAGGGGTCGGCGTGACGGTGGACGATCTGATCCGGGAGAAGCAGGACAAATACCGGCAGGCGCTGGGACAGGATATCTCCTACGACGAGGCCAGCCGGGAGGTAGTGGCGGATGCTATGACGGACATTCTGCCGGACTCCCATTTCATGGAGACCCTGTATAACCGCAACGCAACGCTGGCTGAAAAGCTCATCGGCAAGCTGAAGGACTTCATCGCCAAGGTGAAGGCGTACTTCGACGGGCTGACCACCAACACCAAGGCGGAGGCGGCGCTCTTGAAGGAGATGCGGGACGGCGGACTGCACTATCTGGAGAGCATTGTGGAAGCCTATGACAAGGCGGCCACGGCGGCGGTGGAGAACTATCAGGGAGCGGACAAGGTGCTGCAGGAGAACGGCATTGATGTCAGCGAGGATGGGAAGTCTGCTTCGATGGATGCGTTCTCGGTGCGGACTATGCTGAACGAAAAGCAGCAGAAGAGCGTGGAGAAGGCCCTTGCCGAGCGCTTTGACGTGACGGAAGAGGAGGCAGGAGGCTGGCTGAAGGCAGAGACCTCGCTGGCGAGCATCATCCTCAACCCCAAGTATTCCATGTATCTGGACTACGAGGCAGACGCAGCAGAGGAGGCCATCAAGAAGAATTTGGACTATCCGCAGGGGACGGTGGACTTCTCTACCATCTGCAAAAAGCGCAGAGACTTTACGGACGTGATGAATCGGATCTTCCGGGTGTATCCCAACCACGTTTTTCAGGCCGAAGATCTCGCCAAGATCCGCACGATCATGCAGCAGGAGGGCATGAACGTGGCGTGCGGTATTTGCTATGTGGAGGACAGGCGGCAACTGGACAGCATCGTGGCGGAGGATTTCCTGCAGGCACTGGAGCTTTACCGGAACGGCAGCGAGACAAGGCCGGACGGAAAGCCCTTCAACCAGAATCAGCTGCGGGGTCTGCGATACACAAATGGGGACACCTATGTCCCGACGGTGGCGGAGCTGATCACGCTGGAGGGGAACAATGCGCTGAAGAAGAAAAACCCCAATATGGCGGAGGCGTGGCGGCGCTACAACAACGCACGGGGAATGCAGGCGGTGCGGCGGCTGACCAACGAGGCGGAATATAAGAGGCAGATCCTGAAATATTCCAAGCGCACCGTGCAGAGCAAGAACTCAAAGGGCGGTCTCCGCATTTTCTCCTTCTCCGACATGGAGATGTTCCATTTGCTGGATGTCATGCAGATCATCACGGATGCATCTACCAAGGGACTGTATATCCAAGGCTATACGAAGGTCAACGAATACGCCAAGGCGGTGAAGGACACCGGGCTGAAACTCAACCGCAGCCTGATCCCGGCGGGCGATCTCGGCTATCACATGGAGGGCGGCAAGCCGGTTCTGGATTTCGACACCACAGAGGGCATCGACATCCACGCAAAGGACTTCTTCGACAGCAGCGGCAACCCCAATATCGGCAATATCGTCATTGGCATCAACGATACCCAGATCCGGGCGGCCATGGTCAGCGAGTTTATCGACCAGATCATCCCATTCCACACTGGTCAGAGCGAGGCGGTGCTGCGAGAAAAGAAGATCGATGCGTGGGAAAACTACAAGGATCATCAGACCGACAAGGACATGGAGACCGGGAAAACCGCCAAGCAGCAGGTGAACATCTACACCGATGTGTTGCAGGTGCTGGAGCGGGAAGGCACGGAGATCACCAAGCGGAGCTTCGTGGAGAAGTATCTGGAGGTATGCCGGGAGAAGGGGCTGATCCCCCGGTTTGCACAGTTTCTGAATCAGGATGCGGAGGGGAATTACGTCTACACCGAGGGATACCACAAGCTTCTAGTGGATTTCAAGACCTTTGCCCAGACGGAAAAGGGCGAATATCTGCCGCAGAAGGATGTGCGGCCCGTGTTTGACGAGCAGTATCTGACCGGCATTTTGAAGGATTACGCCAAGGAGCAATCCCGGCGGGACAGCGCCATGAAAAAGCAAATGCCGCAGGTGATCCAGCGGATCTCCGACGAAGTGGTGCGGGAAGGGGATGTGCAGTTCGCTATCCGGGAGATTGCCGGGAAGGTTATGCCGGTACTTGATACGCAGAAGGATACACGGAATTACAGCGTAGCGGAGGCGTATCTGAAAACACTGGTGGATACCGAACACCCGTTTTCGACTATCCTGATGGACGCACAGCCCGTATATATTGGGAAGGACTTGCCCGGAGAGTATCGAAGCTCTGAATACACAAAGGGTATGGATGCTAAACTGCGTTCGGTAAAGATGCAGGCCGCAACGAACCTTGACGAAATGCTGCTCCTTGCCGAGAACGGCGAATGGCGCAAGAATATCAAAAAAAAGCACAAGGTGGATGCAAAGAACGGCTGGTACCGATACAGCACACAGTTTGCCGTGCCGGTGCTGGACATGAAAAAAAACGTAGACCACTACACGGTATATAGCGGTACGCTTCTGATCCGTAATGATGCAGACGGAAAATCATACCTTTACGACCTTCTGGACATAAAAAAAGAGAAGGTGATCAGCACAGCCTCCTTCTCTGCCCGAGGGCATTCGGAGGTATTGGCGCCAAAACCTTCTCAATCACAGTATACACAGGACCAGAAGGAAAGTCAAGCACAAATTCGCAGCTCGACGCTTTCCGACCGGGATGTGCTGCGGATCGCCGCCCAAATGGCGAAAAACTCCGAGAGCCGGAGTCTGACGGATGCGGATCGGGCAAGGCTGGGCATCATCGAGCAGAAGCTGGGCCGTATCGACGAGGCGGAGGAGCAGCGGCAGGGCTTTCTGGAGGAAAAGCGGGCCATTCTGGCCGGGCGTGAGGCCAAGGAGCTGAGCGATGCGGAGCGGGCGCAGCTGCGGAAGGTGCAGAAGAATCTAGACACCGTCAACGGCAAAATCCGGCGGCTGAACGAGGAGTTGTCGCAGACGCAGGAGAAGAAGGTGGTCAAGGCGCTGCTGAAGAAGGCCAGAGTGGTGGTAGAGCGGGATGCCGTGCAGCGGAGCGTGAGCAGCTACCGGGAGACCCGGCAGCGGGCGGAATACATGGGGAAGCTGCGGCGGAGCGTAGAGCGGAACGCCAAGCGGCTGCAGGAAATGCTTTTGACCAACACGGACAAAAAGCACGTGCCGGAAGCCCTGAAGAAGCCTGTGGCGGAGCTTCTGCGGTCGATGAACCTGATCTCTAAGCGGGGCTTGGCCGGTGGGGCCATGACAAAGGCGGACGAGCGGTACGTTAAGGCCCTGCGGGGGATCCAGGATGTGCTGGCCCGGCAGAGCCTCTACGAAGAAAGTGGTAAGGGCGACGATCTGATCGGCGGGTATCTGGATCTTCCGGCTGGATTTCAGATGCTGCTGAACGCCTACGTCTCCAAAGTGGAGAAGGCCATCGAGGCACATCCTCTCCGAAACGGCGTTTTGCAGACGATGACGGTGGAAGAGCTGGAGGAGACCAACACGGTGCTGTCTGTGATCAGCACCGCCGTGACGGAAATGAACAAGCTGATGGTGAACCGGCAGTTCGCCACGGTGGTGGATGCGGCGGAGGACACCATCTGGGCGCTGAATGAGCACGAGCAGCACCAGAGAAAAACCGGAGAGAATTTTCTGGTGTGGGATAACTGCCTGCCGTGGTATGCCTTCCAGCGCTTCGGAGAGGGCGGAAAGTCCATCTTCCAAGGGCTGATGAACGGCTGGGATAAGCTGGCCTTCAACACCAAGAAGGTGCTGGATTTCCGAAACGGACTGATCGATGATAAGACGGCCAGAAAATGGGATACCGAGACCCATACGGTGATGCTGGAAAGCAGCAAGGGAGGACAGGATGAGGTGACGCTGACCACAGCGCAGCTGATGAGCCTTTACTGCCTGAGCCGGAGAAAGCAGGCCATGGGCCATCTGATGGGCGGCGGCATCCGCATTGCATCCATCGACATTGCCGAGGAGATCGAAAGCGCCAGAGCCGCAGAAGAGGGGAAGCCCGTCCGGGAGAAAAAGAAAAAGAAAAAGAAAAAGGATGTGGATCAGGCGGAGCATTACCTCCTGACGCAGGGAGAGCTGGGCAGGCTTTTAAGCCTGCTGACCCCGGAGCAGGTACAGGCGGCCAAGGCCATGCAGAGGTACATGACTGAGCAGGGGTCTGCGTGGGGCAACGAGGTATCCATGCGGCGGTTCGGGTATCGGGCCTTTACGGAGGAGAACTACTTCCCCATCGAGACCGATTCGCAGGATCTGCCCGCCAAAACGGACAGCAAGGAGGGAAGCCTTTACCGGCTGCTGAACATTTCCGCCGTGAAGCCTTTGACGGAGGGAGCCAACAACGCCATCATGGTGCGAAGTATTTTCGACGTGTTCGCCAACCACATGGCGGACATGGCCAAGTACAATGCGCTGGCCCTGCCTGTGCTGGATGCCCAGAAGTGGTACAACTATAAGGATAGCAGCAAGAACAAGGACAACGGGCAGGTGCGGACGAGAACCGTGCAGCGGGAGATGACCCGTGCGTGGGGCAGCGGGGCCAACAACTACGTGGTGACGTTTCTGAAGGACATCAACGGCGTAAAGGAGAACGGCGCACGAGGCGAAGGCATGGCTGCCAAGGCCATCTCCAAATACAAGCGGGCCGCCGTGGCGGCGAACCTGCGAGTGGCCATGCTGCAGCCCACCTCCTACGTCCGGGCCAGCGCCGTGATCGACCACAAGTATCTGGCGAAGGCCCTGACCAAAAAGGTCATTACGAAGGCGGAGGGGCAGGAGATGCTGCAATACAGCGGCGTCGCCCTGTGGAAGGAAATGGGCTTCTTCGACACGGATGTGGGCCGTTCCATCCGAGACCGGATCAAGGGCAAGGGCAGCAAGATCGAGGATCTGGTGGACAAGTCCATGGCGGCAGCACAAGCCGGAGATAAGATCACATGGGAACGGCTGTGGCTGGCCTGTAAGCTGGAGGTGGAGGAAAAGCGCCACCTCACCGGAGAGGAACTGATGGAGGCCACCGCAGAGCGCTTCCGGGAGGTCATTTACCGGACGCAGGTGGTCGACTCCACCATGACCCGCAGCCACATGATGCGGGACGGCGGCACCTTCAGTAAAATCGCCACCTCCTTCATGTCGGAAGCCACGGTGAGTTATAATATGCTGATGAACTCCACACTGGACACCTTGCAGGACGCACAGTCTATGGGGATGCAAAAGGCCGTCAAGAAAAACTGGCGGCAGCTGGGGCGGGCCTATCAGGCGTACATTCTGGCCGGTGCGGCCAGCGCCATAGCAGGGGCCCTCGCTGATGCGCTGCGTGACTGGGATGACGATTCCTTTTTGGAGAAATTCTGGAAGGCGTTCTGGGGCGAAAAGCCGGAGAAGGTGAAGGATCAGGTGCTGAATCTCATGCTGGGTCTGGAGGGGAATTTGGCCGGGGAGCTGAATCCCCTGAGTAAGATCCCGCTGCTCCGTGACGTAACCAACACATTCGGCGGATTTTCCACCGACCGCATGGACATGGCGGCTTGGTCGAATCTTTACAATGTGCTGGGCATCTGGGAGGAGACCATAGGACTGTGGACAGGCTCCCTTGACAAGGCCACGAAAACCACCTACTACGGGAACATGACCACCTACAACAAGATCTATAAGACGGCTCAGGTGGTGTCCCAGTTTACGGGACTGCCCATCTCCGCCACCATGCGGGAGATCGTGACGATGTGGAACAGCACGGTGGGGCTTGCGTATCCGGGGACGAAGGTGCGCACCTATGAGAGCAGGAAGGTGCGGGAGGCATACGAACAGTACGGAAAGAGCGTGGGACTCAGCTACGTGATGATCCTGCGGGCCGCCGAGGCCGTACGCCAGCTGGAGAGCGACAAGGACGAGGACGGAAACGCCATCAGCGGGTCTCTGAAGAAAAAGTACGTGGAATACATCCAGTCTCTGCACCTGTCCGCCAAGCAGGAAAAGGCCATGTGGAACTGCATCAAAAAGACGTCGTGGAGCGACAAGGACACTCCGTGGGGGAAATAAGCGAAACTTTTGAAGGAGCGGGGGTAGAAACCCGCTCCTTCTCTTTGGTATGCTGAAGGGGAAATGGGATATGCGCTTGAAAGAGAGAAAAAAACAGGAGGCAATTGCCATGTACATTGACGCAAACACCGTCATCACAGCGGCGGCTGTGGTGACGGCGCTGGGGGTATTGGGCGGCGTGGTGGCTTGGGTGGTGAAGCTGGTGCAGCGAGACCGGCGGCAGAGCGCCGAGATCATCCGAATGCAGGACGAACTGACCATCATCTGCTACGGCCTGCGGGGGGCCTTGCAGGGGCTGATCGAGCAGGGCTGCAACGGCCCGTGTAAGGACGCACTGAAACACCTCGACAAGCACCTGAATCTGGAGGCGCACATCACCAAGGAATTGTAAGGAGGGATACCCATGTATCGAGGTACAACGCCCACGCTGACCTTCCGGCTCCCTATTGATACGGGGAGCATCACAGCGCTGTCGCTGGCCGTGGCGCAGGGCGGCGTGGTGAGGATCGAGAAGGGCCTTGCGGACATGACACTGGAGGGGAAGACCGTGTCGTGTACGCTGACGGAGGAGGAGACGCTCTCCCTCTCCGCCGGGGCGGGCCGGGAGGCCCAAGTGCAGCTCCGGGTGGGCGTTGGGGCGCAGCGCATGGCATCTCAGGTATTCACGGTGCCGGTGGAGCGTATTCTCCGGGATGGTGCGCTATGATCGAGTTTGACGTAGCGTTCCGGCCCGGCGCAGACTTCGCAGTCACCTTCGGCGGGGAAGTCCCTCTGGATGCTGAGATGGGACAGGTCATTGCGGTTCCCACGGCCCCAGCGTACCGGGGGGAGTACGAGGTGACACCCAAGGTATACGACGAGCAATCCCTACCCACCGGCGGAAAGCTACTGGGCAGAGATGTTTTGGTTCACAAGATCCCGCAGTTTGAGGTCAGCAACGGCAGCGGGGGTAAAACATTGATTATTGGAGAGGAGCATTGACATGGCAAATCAGTATGTAAACAAGGTGGTTGTGGGAGCCGAGGTAAAACTGGACTTGTCTCAGGACACCATCAGCCCGGACAAGCTGGCGAAGAACATCACCGCCCACGACAAGTCCGGTGCGCCCATCGTAGGCACCAGCACTCTGGATGTGGATTCCTCTGACGCCACCGCCGCTGTGGCGGAAATCCTGAAGGGCAAGACAGCCTATGCACGAGGCACAAAGCTAACCGGCACCATGCCGGACAACGGCGCCGTGGACGGCCAGATCGCAGCCGTGGCGGAGAAGTATACCATTCCCACCGGCTTCCACGATGGCAGCGGGACAGTGCAGATCAACGCCACCGAGCAGGCAAAGATCATTGCCAAAAACATCCGGCAGGGTATTACCATTCTGGGCGTAAAGGGCACCATGAGTGGCAACGAGGGCATGAAGCCCCAAGCTAAGACGGTGACTCCTACATTTACCCAGCAGGTGGTGGCCCCGGATACCGGCTATAACTGCCTGTCTCAGGTGACGGTAGCGGCGATCCCGGTATCCTATGTGGACAACGCCGCAGGAGGTCGGACGCTGACGATCGGAGCGTAAGCCATGGCGAACCAGTATGTGAACAAGGTCGCCGTTAACGGCAAGACCGTCCTTGACCTGTCCGGGGACACCGTCTATCCGGGGATGCTGGCCAAGGGCATCACCGCCCACGACAAGTCCGGTGCGAAGATCACCGGCACACTGACCGTGCCGGGACAGGAGACGAGGAATGTCGAGCTGAATATGAAGAGCGGCAATCAAGCGATTGTCTCCAGTACCGGGATGCTGATGAAGCAGGTCACGGTGGTAAAGCCCGGCACGTTCCTGCCGGAGAACATCAAGAAGGGCGTAAACATCGGCGGCGTGATCGGAACCCTTGAGGCATCACCTTCTGGCGGAGGTTCGTCGAGCGAGACGTGGGTGCTAAATAACGAAGTATATCCGCCCGACTCTGTGGGCGAGACATTTAATGTAAATTTTACTTCCAATGGGCTATCTTTTAGTTCAATTGGAGTATCAGTAAATATGCGGAGACAGGTATTGTACGATAGCACTGTAGTAAAAGCGTTCGATGCATGGACTTCCCAAGCCTACCGCAAACTCACTTTCGACGCCCCGCCAACCGGCGACCTGCTCACGTGGCTACAAGCCAACGGTGTAAAGCAGGCCAACGATACCGCTGTGCAGCCGGAGAAGATCGTTAACATCACAACCAGCGGCAAGGTCACAATCACCCCGGATGCACCCTATGACGCTATGGCAAGCGTAGTTGCGAATGTCACGCAGGGTACGGAGAAAACCAGTGTGAACGTAAAGCCAAGAGGTGAAGATACACCAATCGGGTGTGCTTGGCAATCGGTGTCTGGCTGGACGTGGACTGGTACATTTGAGACTGCCGCAAATTTTACCATTCCGGATGTCCTTATTGGCGGATATATAGTATTCTTCCGTGACCCAATGGCAACCGATGGTACCTTCAACTTTGTTTCGAGGGATTCGACCGGTGTGGAACAGTTCGACTGCTTCGGGAAGGACACACAATATGACAAGGACGATGGCGTAATGGTCGTCAGGGTCACGGCGGCCAACCCTACACTTACATTTTATATGTCGTGAATCGACAGAAAGGAGCAATTATGGAAACTTTTGGCATCGCAAGCGTGGCGGTTATCACCGTCATCACCTACCTCGTGGGGCTGGTGGGCAAGGCCAGCAGCATGAACGACAAGTGGATCCCCATCCTGTGCGGGGTCTGCGGCGGTCTGCTGGGGGCTGTCAGCTACTATCTGGCACCCATCCCGGACTTTCCGGCGGGCGACCCCATCACCGCCATTGCCGTGGGCATCGTCAGCGGTCTGGCAGCCACCGGCATCAATCAGGCTGTCAAGCAGCTGAGCAAGGGGGAGTGAGATATGGGTAAGCGCATCACTGCCGCATATCCCATCGCCAAGGCGGGCGGCATCCCCATCAACACCAGCATCCCGGCCAGCAAGGAGACCTATGACCGGCTGGGCGGGCGGGACGTGGCCTTTGTGGTGCTGCACTACACGGGCAACGTCAGCGACACCGCCGAGGCCAACTGCAAGTATTTCGCAGGCGGCGACCGGGAGGCCAGCGCACACTACTTTGTGGATGAGGACAGCATCTACCAGTCCGTACCGGCCTGTGACCGGGCGTGGGCGGTAGGCTCTCCCGCTCCGGTACATCCCCTCTGCCGCAACACCAACAGTATCTCTATCGAGATGTGCTGCTCCGGAAACTACCATGTTTCCGAGCGCACCAAGGCCAACGCTGCGGCACTGACGGCGGAGTTGTGTAAGCTGCTGGGCATCTCCGGCGTGGACACCTACGTCCTGCGGCACTACGACGTGACCGGGAAGTCCTGCCCCCGGCAGATGGCAGGGAAGAACAATGCGGAGTGGGAGGCGTTCAAGGCCAGCGTCAAGGCGCTGCTGAACGAGCAGCCCAAGCCCGCACCCGCACCGACAACGAAGGAGGAGACGATCAACATGGAACTGCGTATGCTGCGCCGTGGCATGGAGGGCAATGATGTCCGGGCCGCCATGCTGCTGATGAAGGACAAGGGCTATTACCCGGATGAAATTTGGAGCGGCGACAAGCTCTTTGGCCCCAAGATGGAGGCCGGTCTGCGCAGGATGCAGGCTGACCACGACCTCGGCGTGGATGGCATCCTCGGTGCCGCCAGTTGGGGCTATCTGCTGGGGAAGTAACCACACCACATGGACGGCGGAGGGCGACCATGCGCCGCACCCTCCGCCCACGCATTGCGTCCGCACGTCCACGGCTAAGACCGTGCTATGGATCGTCAACGGAAAGCGGTCAGGGGATATATTGCCGGGATGGCTCCGAACCGGGCGGTCGAATTTGTTTGTTCGTTCGACCTGCCGGAGGAGGAGGCGCAGAGCCTCATCCTATGCGACGTCCGGCAAAAATCCTATGTACAGGCGTCGGATATCCTGCATCTTTCCCCAGAGAGCATCAAGCGCAAGCGGAGGAAGGCGCTGGACAAGATCATCGATGCCCTGACGCACCTATAAAGAAGCACCCATTCAAAGACCATTTCATGGCCCTTTGGATGGGTGCTTTTCTTGTATCATGAAGGCAAAGGAGGGCATACCATGTACGGATTTTCCAACAACCCCTATCAGCAGGGCTATTCCCCCTACATGGGGCAGCCATACGGGCAGAACAATCAACAGACGTGCCAGATCACACGGGTAAACGGGAAAAACGGAGCGGAGGCGTTCCGCATGGCTCCCAACAGTTCCATCCTTCTGCTGGACGAGCATGATCCCATCGTGTGGCTGAAGGTCAGCGACGGTGCGGGGTACTGTACGGTGACGCCTTACAGCGTGACCCCGTATCAAGATCCGGCCAAGGTGGACGTGAACAGTCTGGAGGAGCGTGTGAAAAGATTGGAGGAGATGATCAATGCCAAACCCGATGATGCAGATGCTGAAACGGAGCGGAAAAAGCCCCAATAACCCCCTTGCCATGCTGGGTGAATTCCGGAGGTTTGCGGCTGGTATGACCCCGCAAAAGGCAAAGGAACAGGTGGAGGAGATGCTCAAAAGCGGGGAAATGAGCCAAGAGCAGTTTCAGCAGCTCCAGCAGAAGGCAAAGGAGTTTATGCAATTTCTGAAATAAGCCGGGTCGACACGGTTTATTTATAAAATCTTACAGAAAGGAGCTTTTCACATGGATAACTATTCCCTCTCTGATCTGCGGGCCGCTGTGGATGGCGGCAACGACGGCTGGGGCAATGGCGGCGGCGCATGGTGGATCATCATCCTCTTCCTCTTCGTCTTTATGGGCGGAGGCTGGGGCATGAACCGTCAGGGCGAGTTCGGCCAGTATGCCACGGCAGCGTCTCAGCAGGAGATCCTCTTTGGCCAGCAGTTCGGCCAGCTGAATGACCGGCTGACCAACATCGGCAACGGCATCTGCAATCTCGGCTACGAGATGCAGGGCGGCATCGGGCAGCTGGGCAAGGAGATGGCGCTGGCGCAGAATGGCACCAACATGACCATTATGCAGACCGGCAACAGCATTCAGGCTCAGATGGCTGAGTGCTGCTGCACCACCCAGCGGGCCATTGACAGCGTCAATGCCAACATCGACGCAAAGTTCGCTGCGCTGGAGAAAGCGCAGCTGGAGGGCCGCATCGCCCAGTTGGAGCAGGCCAACAATCAGCTGTTTATCCGTGACCAGCTGTGCGGCGTGGTGCGCTATCCCACCGGGTACACCTATACGGCTGGCCCGTCCCCGTTCTGCGGCTGCAATAGTGGCTGCGGCAACATCTAAACAGGATAAAATACGCCCTGTCAGGCGAGGCAAGCGGGGCGGGAGACCGTCCCGCTATATTTATCAGAAAGGAATGATCACATGAGCAAGGCTGCGATTTATACGACCAACGTTTCCGGGGCGACCGTCGCCGCAGGCGGCATTGTGCCGGTAGGAGGCACGACCCGGCGCTACGGGTGCAACATCAAGCAGGACGGCAACACCATCACGCTGTGCGGGCAGGGGTACTATCTGGTGAACGTGTCCGCCACGCTGGCTCCGTCTGAGGCGGGGACGGTCACCCTGACGGCTCAGAAGGACGGCGTGCCGATCATCGGGGCCACCGGCGCAGAGACTGTGGCGGCCAGCGGAACGGCGAACATCCATCTGACGGCCATTGTGCGCAATGCCTGTGGCTGCGACAGCTCCATCCTGTCTCTGCTGCTGGGCGGCGTGGCAGCGGTGGTATCCAACGTGGCGGTCACCGTCGTGAAACTGTGAGGGATGCGGCATGAAGAATAAGATCGAGGAGTACAAGCGGAAGCTGGAGAAGGAACTGTGCGAGTACATGAAGCTTCCGGTTTCCGAGCGCTCCGCCTCAGCCGTGCGGGGCATGGCGGAGTGCTGGGCGAAGATCAACGAAATGGGCAAGTGCATGACGGCATCGGAGGACTTCCCGGAGCAGGATATCCAGCGCTGGAACGATCGGATGGTCAACGAGGACGGCACCACCGGTGGACACTGGAGCGAGTACCAGACCACGCCTCTGGCTGCTGCGTTCGGTATTTCCCCGGATCATGTGTCAGATGCGGAGTGGAACGTGACCATGAACATGATGTACTCGGACTACTGCATGGTGGCCTCCAAGTACGGCGTGAACAATGCAGAGTTCTTCGCAGACATGGCACGGGCGTTCCTCTTCGACAAGGACGCAGAAGGACCCGGTGAGAAGCTGTCAGCATACTATCACAGTGTCGTGAAGGGCTGACTTTGTTAGTAATTTGTTAGTAACTGGTGAGAATCTGTGAATCATTGTGCAACTTTATGCGTGTAAATGTTGCCAGAAATGTGCAATAATGCGTCAAAAGCTGCGTAATGCTGCGTAAATCGGGGGAGAAATTTGCCTTGCAAGCAGGAGGTCGCCGGTTCGATCCCGACTATCTCCACCAAGAGAATACCTTCGCATGGGCCCGTAGCTCAGCTGGCTAGAGCGTACGACTGATAATCGTAAGGTCGGTGGTTCGAGCCCACTCGGGCCCACCAGAGTTCCATTTTGCGGATGGATCTTAAGACCCAAGGGATTGGATCTTAAGATCTGGCTTCAAAAGAGGCTGGAGCTTGCATCTTGAAAACTGAACAAAGAAGAAAGTGATGAAAGCAAGGCAACAGAGAGGTCTTTCAAGGAAACTTGAAAGAAAAGTTGTGAATTTTAATTGTGGAACACTTCTGTGAAAGAAGAGGGTAACAATTACAATTTTGCTAGATCTGTGATTGCCTGCATAATTCAACTATAGAGAACCAAAATATCTCTAATA